TGCCGCTGCGCGCTGTGCCGGCGGTGACCGCGGCTGGTGAGGTGTTCCGGCCGCCGGCCGAGTGGTTCACCGACCCGAAACTCAGCCTGCCGACGCCGATCACGGTGACGGACGACGGGCGGATCTACGGGCATGCCGCGCAGTGGGGGTCGTGTCACATCGGGCAGGACGACGTGTGCGTGCAGCCGCCGCACGAGGACGCCCACCCGTACTACCGCACGGGTGAGGTGGCGTGTGCGGACGGGTCGCGGGTGGCGGTCGGTCAGATCACGGTGGGGACGGGGCACGCGCCGCTGCACATGGGCGCGGTCCCGGCGGCGGAGCACTACGACAACACCGGCGCGGCGGTCGCGGATGTGGCGGTGGGCAACGACGCCAACGGCATCTGGGTGGCGGGGTGCGTCCGGCCGGGTGCGGATCCGCTGAAGGTGTACGAACTCCAGGCCGCAGGTCAGGTGTCCGGGGACTGGCGGCGGATCGGCGGCCAGCTGCGGCTCGTCGGCCTCCTGGCCGTGAACGTGCCGGGTTTCCCGGTGCCGAAGATGCGCGCTCGCGTGGCCAGCGGTGAGCCGCAGGCGCTGTTGGCGGCGGGTCGTCCGACGGTGGCGTGGGGGCGGTCGGTGGGTGAGCAGGAGCGTGAGGCTGTGCGGATCGTGATGCGGATGCTGTCGCGTCGCGTCCACCCTGGGGGGAGGTGACAGATCGTGTGCAGTTGCAATAAGAAGCGGCGGCCGAAGCCCCCGCCGCCGCCTCCGTCGGCGCTCTGACCTTTATAAATAGCGGTCCGGTGAAGAGAATTGACTCTTTGCCGGACCGTGTGCTATGCGCTAACCTCCCGAATCAAGGCGCCAATCTGACGGGCGCACACCCCTTCGATCCGGAGGACACCGTGGCCGACGAGCTGTTCAGCGCCCCGTCCGATCTCACCCTCGCGTCCGACAACGACCTCACCGACCTCGAGACCCGCGCGGTCGCCGAGTTCGAGCGCGTCAACGGCCTCGACAACGTCGACCCCGAAACGCTCCAGTACGCGATGCGCCTCACCGACGACCTCGACCGCATCCGGGGCGAACTCCGCGTCCGCCAGGTCCGCGCCGAGCAGGAGGCCCAGACCCAGCAGGCCCGCGTCGCCGACCAGATGTCCCAGCTTCAGGCCCGCGTCAACGGCGCCCCCGCCGCCCAGACCGCCAACGAGCAGACCGCGCAGGTCGACTACGAGGCCATCGCCGCCGCAGCCGCGCGAGGAACGGCCAGCACCATGGCCAACATCCTCATGGACCGCAAGGGCGGCAGCGTCCGCCCCGAGGAGATCGCCCGCCGCGCCACCGCCTCCCTCGCGGAGACCGCGCAGCACGCCCCGAAGCCGAAGGTCGCGCAGCAGCGCCTCGCCGTCACCGCCAGCGTGGACATCCCCGGCGTCGCCCGCGGCGGCGACCTCTCGTCCTTCGACGCCGTCGTCGACGTCGTCGGCCGCAAGGCCAAGGCCATGCCGGTTACCCGCGGCACCCCCCGTTACGAGACCGTCGCGAGCATTCGGAACGAGTTCTCCCACAGCATCGACAACCGCACCACGCCGGCCGAGGTGGAGGAACTGTTCCGGTTCCTCACCAAGCGGGACGGCATGGACGCCGAGGCGCTCGTCGCGGCCGGCGGCTGGTGCGCGCCAGCGGAGACGCGCTACGAGTTCTTCAACATCGCCGGATCGTCCGGGCTGATCGACCTGCCGACCTTCGGCGTGACCCGCGGCGGCATCCGCTTCCCCGTCTCGCCGTCGCTGGCCGACGCGATCGAGGGCGGCGGGTTCGCCCCCTTCTCCGAGGACTTCAGCGTCACCTCCAACCCGTGGCTGTGGACCGAGGCCGACGACATCGCCGCCGCCACCGGCTCCCCGACCAAGCCCTGCATCAGGGTCCCCTGCCCGGACTTCGACGAGGAGACGCTCGAGGCGTACGGCATCTGCCTGACCGCGGGCAACCTGGCCAACGACGCCTACCCCGAGGCGACGGCGAACATGATCCGTCTGCTGATGGCCGCGCACGACCACGCCATGAACGCGCACCTCATCGCGCTCATGGTCGCCCGGTCCACCTCCGCGATCACCATCAGCGGCGGCGCAGCGACGGACGCCGCCGCCCCGCGTATCTTCAACGCCGCCTCCCTCGCCGCGACCGACTACCGCGAGCGGTACGGCATGGCCCTGGAAGACGTTCTGGAGATCGTGCTCCCCGCCTGGGTTCGCGAGGTCATCCGCGCCGACCTCGCCTGGAAGGCCGGTGTCGACCTCATGGAGGTCACCAACGGGCAGGTCGACCGCTACTTCACCGCCCGCAACGTCCGCCCGCAGTGGGTCGACGACTGGCAGGTCCGCGGCACGAACCAGTTCGGCAACGCCACCGCGCGCACCGCGTGGCCGACCACGGTCGACTTCCTGCTGTACGCGGCCGGCACGTTCCTCCACGGCAACGGCATGAGCCTCGACCTGGGTGTCGTCCGCGACTCGGTGCTGAACGAGACCAACGACCACACCGCGGCCTGGTCGGAGGAGGCGCACCTCATCGCGAAGGTCGGCCACGAGTCCCGTCGCTACACGGTGCCGTTCAACGTCAACGGTTCCACCTCGGCGCTGCTCACCGGCACGGTCCGGGTCTGACCCAGCCTGCCGTGAACCGAACCGTCAAGGAAGGGTGGTGAGCACCGGTGGCCGGAGCACGCCAGATCGTCGACCCGCCAGCGTTCACCACCCTGCCCCACGGCCTGTGGGACAGCATCGAGCAGCCCTCCACCCCCGGCAGCCACTGGCAGCAGGGCATCACCTGGGTGGAGCGCTGCCCCGACGGTGACACCACCTACGACGCCTGTCTGTCCGTCACCGGCACCGGCGCCCCCGCGGCGCCCGCTGCGAAGACCGGGAACGTGGAGCAGACCACCCGCGGGGCAACACCGTTCACGGTGTACGCCCAGTTCGAGTGTTCTGCTGTCGGTGTCGGTGACGCGGCCACGGTCGGGGCGGACGCTCTCGCCCGGGTCGAACAGCGGCAGGTCGAGACGGCGTTCTGGACCGGCGTGGCGGGCGGGCAGCCCGTCGTCTTCCCCCATCTGGCCGCGGACGCGGAGGTCGTCGACAGCCAGGACATCATTCTCCAGCCGACCGCGACCCCCACGGTCACCGGAGCGGACGCAGCACACGCACTCGGCGCGCTGGAGCAGGCCCTCGCCGACTGCTACGCCGGACAGGGCCTGATCCACGTGCCGCCCAGGGCGCTTGCCACGCTGGCCGGGAGCAGCCTCGTCCGCGAGGTGAACGGCCGGCTGCTCACTCCGGCCGGGAACCGGATCGTGGTCGGCGGCGGCTACACCGGCAGCGGCCCCGACGGCGCGGCAGCAGCCGCGGGCACGTCGTGGATTTATGCGACCGGCCCCGGGTTCGGCTACCGCTCCAACGTGTACGTCAGCCCCGTCCGCGAATCGCTGGACCGGTCCACCAACACCCTTCACATGCTGGCCGAGCGCACGTATGTCGTCGGCTTCACGTGCTGCCTGCTGGCGGCACACATCGCCCTGGGCGTGCCCACCGAGTAGGAGAACAGGACCATGGCAACTCACTCGACGTGCGCCACCCCCATCAAGGGCACGCACATGCGGATCATCGAACTCGACGCGTGCGGCGCCCCGATCACCGGCACGTCCGGCATGGTCGGCGTGACCAAGGGCTTCGTGCAGGTCAACATGGAGCCGCAGTACGAGGACGGCGTCGAGTTTTTCGAAAGGACCGCGGACGGATCACCGTGCGTGAACCAGAAGGACGACCCGACGCTCAAGCGGATGAACCTGACCTCACAGTTCTGTGAGATCAACTCCTCTTCCGCCTCGCTGATGATCTCCGCGCGCGAGCTGACCAGCGGAACGCCCGCAACCGGGACCGGCTTCGCCGTCGCCGAGGGCAACCCCACCAGGCGGTACAGCCTGGAGGTGTGGCAGGAGGTCGCCGGCGCGGGCGCCTGTGACGCGTCGGGGCAGCAGCAGTACATCTACAACGCGTGGCCGAACGTGGGCGCTACGCAGCTCGGCGCGTACGTCATCGAGAACGGGCGGTCCACGCTGGAGACCACCTCGGAGACGAGGGGCGCGTCAGCGCAGTGGGTGGCTCAGGTCGGATCGGACTATCTGCCGGCCGGGGAGACCATCGAGGACGACGAGCACTGGGTGTGGAACGTGACGACGACGCCGCCTCCCACCATCGCGTGTGACCCGACCACTCTGTAAGGCGGCACAGTGACGGCTCAGTTCGGTCCTTGCGCGGATTGGCCGGTGCAGTGGACGTGTGATGTGGCCACCCTCAACCCGGCTGTGACCGGGGTGGCGGTGGCCTCCGCCACGGAGACCCTGTGGTCCCTGACGGGGCAGCGGTTCGGGCTGTGTGAGGTGACGCTGCGGCCGTGCCGCCGGGACTGCTTTGACGGGTCGTTCTTCGACGACGTCGGGCCGCCGTGGACCGGGGCGCGCTCGTATCCGCAGCCTGCGCTGATCGGTGGGCTGTGGTTCAACCTGACGTGCGGCTCGTGCACGGACTGCGCGTGCGGGAGCGTGTCGGAGGTGCGGCTTCCGGCGCCGGTGTACGAGGTGACGGAGGTCGTCATCGACGGTGCGGTGCTGGCCTCGTCGGCGTACCGGCTGGACAACAACCGGCTGTTGGTGCGGACGGACGGGGCGAGTTGGCCGCGCTGTAATGATCTGTCGGTGGATTCGGGGGCGGGCGCCTGGTCGGTGACCGCATCGTTCGGGGAGCCGGTGCCGGACGGGGCTGCGCTGGCGATGGGTGAGCTGGCGTGTGAGATCGGGAAGGCGGCGGACGGGCAGGACTGCCGTCTGCCTGCCGGGGTGCAGCAGCTGGTGCGGCAGGGCGTGACCATCTCGTACCCGGATGTGGGTGAGTTGTTCGCGAAGGGCCGCACCGGTTTGTACC